ACCGCAAGCGTCTGTCCGGATACAGGAGTTGTATCCAAACTCACGCCCTCACAGACAAGAAGAACAGCAGCAGAGAGAAGAGACTGGCGTGACTTCGCATCGGAAGGCGACCAGCGAAGACAATACATCTTATAGAGAACATCAATGTAGGTCTTTGTATTGGGAGGTGCCTGTTTCCGCACCACATCCCAGAGAAGCCAAACAACATGACGTCCATGGTCGGCGGATACGAAGGAATCACTGCGGTCTGCGAAGACAAGTGCTTGCTTGGTCTGTTTCTTGTGCTCTCGGCAGAAGGCGTATGTCCACGCCATCCAATAGAGACAACGAGTCACGTCCCGAACATCTGACCGTAAACAGTAACAGAATTCATTGATAGGAATCGCAACCGCCATTGGATCGTCTCTCCGCAACACCAGTTTTCCAAAGATAGCAGATGGTGCCTTCAAACTCTCTTGAATCGTAACCGCATCAAAGTCATGCGTAGGTTTGATGGTGGGAAGACTTGGAAGTTTGTTCTTTCGGCACATAGAGAGGACTGTTGCTGCCTCGCAGACCATTCTACGGACATCTGGATTGTTCCGTATCTTCGTCATTTCCATCGGCAGATAGTTCGCTTCAATGGGTGCGTATTTCTCATACGCATCTGCGAGATACAGAAACACATTTGGTTGAGCACGGTTCACATGAAGTGCTGCTGCTTCAAAGAGACTCAACCAAAGCGTGTGAACGAGTCCAGAGCACAGAAACTCAAGAGACCAATAACATGCGTAATCAGCATGTCCTAGTTGAATGTTTTGAAGAAGAACCTTTGAGACATGATTGCGAACGTGTCCACAAAAGGTTGTTTTTTGAAAATCAAGAACTGTTCTGGGGTCGGTAATTTCCATTGTTCTAAGGACGCAAAGGAGGACGTGCCCGAATAACACACGCCCATAACAGCAACATAAAGGGAATCATTCCTGCGGTCAAATAGGAATCTTGACTGAGGGCAAAAAACGACATAATTGCGATTGTGTATGCGCCTGCGAGAAGAATGGTCACAAACATGAGCATGATTTCAGGAGGAATGTAAAGAAACATAACGCCAATGATAGCAAGAAGTCCAAGGAATAAAATGGTTTGAACTGCGAGAATTGGACTGAGAAACGTAAAGAGAAAGGAAATCACAATCATACAGATTCCAAAGACACCACGAAACACATCGGTGAGAATTGAAAATCCAAGCACACCGAGAAACATAAATAAATACAGAACCTTGTAATGCTCTGCGACAGACGACATCATCAACAAGCAAACCATCCACACCGCCATTGCGAAAAAGACAAAGTAATCCAATGTATACGTTTCCTGTCCAGGAACACGATACTTACAGACCCGACACACACGGTCTGGGTAATATTCTAGATAGCGTTGAAAACATGCTTCATGAATGTATGCGGAGGTTCCGCTACACATACATGGAGTAATCATTGATTCTGGGCGTTCAGTGTCTAAACATATACGGCATTGCCGTTCCATTGTTAATATCGAGAAGGAGATGTATAAGCGGGAGTTTGCTGTCTCTGTTTGAGAACCTTGCGAATAATCACAACCACCAATCCAAGCATCAAGACAGTCAGCGCAATGTTCAACAGCATATCAATCCAAGAGAAGACTTCCACTTTCTGAATTTCGGTCTTCTTCCGTTCAATTTGAATTTGATTCTTAAGGTCTGAAATCTGTTTCGCAAAGGTATTGGTGGTATACGCAAAGTCATCCTTCATGGACAGAACCTTATCTTTCACAGCATTCACAACTTCAATTGTTTGCTGTTGCTGATTCAACCGAGTCGTCAGGTCGGTTTTCATTTGCGTGTATTGATTGATCTTTGGAGTCACCTCTGCTCCCGCAATGCGTTGACTCTCTTGATTGATCCATTCCTCACCATTGAGAAGAGTGTAATACCGGTTGCGAGCATCTTGATATGCTTGAGGAGACTGGTCACGAACGTTCTCGGCAGTCTGAAGTTCTTTGAAGGCATCCGCAATTTGATTCTCTTTGCTTATTTGAGAAAGAACAACCGGCATTTTCTTATCAAAATCGTCTTTCGCTTCTTTGTATGCTTGATGCCAAGATGGATATTTCGGTAGAAGGTCCTCAATTGTAGCAGGAGGTTTTTCATTTGGACCTGTTGGAGTCCAAGCACCTACTTGCTTGAGCAACACTTTGACTTCTGGGCGGTTTCTATAGACACAAAAGTCTTCTCCTCCGATAGTGCGATTGTCGAACCCGCTTTCACTTGGGCATTTTACTACACATTTGATGCCTCCTGAACTAAGAACATATCCGGAAGGACAATTACCCATTATCATTTCCATAGAAAGATTCCAACTGCAACTCCCACGGAGAGCAAAAGGAAAGCAACTGGATGTGCGTAGTTCAATGGAAGGAATATGTAACAGAGAAGACTCAGTGCGAGCATGAACAGTGTCGTTTGAAGAAACAGAAAATCAGGTCCTCCTCCCTTTACAATTTTCTTCTTCTCCATCTCAATGTCGGAAGCAGGTGCCGTAGGTGGACGGAATGGTGCTAAACTGTCCGATACAGTTTTCAGTGCACCTCTTGCAGTGGAGATAGAATAGTCTGGTTCCGCCATTTACTTACGATTGGGGATAAAAGCGTTGAGTGAACCCCACAGAGGAGCAATCAAACGGACTTCCGTATTGAGTGCAGGGGACTTCCAACCAAGTGTAGGTGCTCCTACAACCTGTCCGGAACGAACATAGGGAGCAGCCTGTGCAAGCAACCGTACATGACGTGTGTGGTCACCAGCAGACGTGGTCAACTTCACATGGCGAGGTTCACTGGGTTCAAAATAAGAAAACACTGGCATTTTGTTTATAGCAAAGAAGTAATGTCAGAACAGGACTTTTTACAAGCACTGGAGCTGTATCGTACGAACTATCTCCAGTACCGAACGACTGGACGTTCCGAGTACAAGACTGCGTATGAGAACGCAGAGAATTGGGTTCAACTGTATTTGCAAGAGAAATCTAGACAGATTACGGAAGGGCGTAGTTTTGTGAACAGTTTCTTACAGAACTATTCCACTGCAAATCCTGATTTGGATAAACTCAAAACAAGGTTCAATCAAATTCGCAAAGAGGGACCTGCAACCGAAGACGAATACAGAACCATAAAGAAGATTACAGAGCAGGCAGAGATTCCAGTGGATTCAACCTCTTATTACGTCAAAGGAGGCATACTGGTTGGACTCATCGGTGCTATATTCGTACTCTCCACCTTTTGACGTTTGAACAGAACAACCAAGAATACCACACCAGCAAGAATAGCAAAAAAGAGGATATACAATCTCAATTGCTTCTTCCAATCGCTCTCCTGAAATCCACGGATACGGCGCAACGTTTCCAGTTTATCCGTGTTCACCAAAAGTCCATTGTAATCCCGCTGGATGCGACGGAGTTTTTCAATCAATTCGTCCCGTTCTTTTGCCAATGCACCTGTTGCTCCTGCCGTTGTCATCTCTGTAATCATGGAGTCCAGAATCCCAGACATCTTCACGTTCAAAGCCTTCATCTTCTCTGTGTTGGCTTGAAGTTTGGAAGGATTCGCAATCGCCTCGTCTGCGAGTGCTTGATATTGCTCTGCTAAGCTCTGATATTGAGCGTCCATTGTGTTTATGCGAGACAATACCGCCAGTAAGGAATCGAACCTCCTACATCACTGTGGCGGTCAACCCGCACAATGTCTCCCGGACGTGCTCCAATCCATCTTGCCATGATGTCAAGCGCATCAATTCCAGGAAGTTCCTCTTCTGGTTTGCGAATCTTCTTCGTCCTCAAGAACTCTGTCTTCTCATCGTCCTTGAGAATCCGGTGTGGACTTACCATGCGATGCGTTGTGATATCAAACTGAAGTTCATTGAGATGAAAGAACTCAAGTTTCAGTTCGGGTTCTTGAAGAAGAGAGCGAATTGTCTTTCCAAGGTTCTCAGATGGAGGCGCCATCGCAACCACAATCAACCCATTCTTTGTCATACCGTTCTCGGTTGCGAATGATACGATTGATTTGAGGTCCTTATCTTGAAGTCCCTTGTCCTTCTGACTCATGATGACAGTGACATCGCCAATCTTATAAAGGTTGGTACGGTCTAACTTTGGGTCAGGAATGCTAGATGTCTCGGTAGGAAGACCACGCTTTCCAAGAATAATGCGCAACGTTTCAAGTGCTCTGTTCTCCATACTTTGTTCTCATGGTTAGACAGAAAGCGGTTCGTTTTTTCACCGCACACATATAATGAATCCAACAGTGATTTTGCTGATAGCGATGGTGGTGCTCGCATTTGTTCTCTATGTAACACGTGAGCGGTTTCAACCCGAGTTTTTAGATAAACGTCAGGTTCAAAAGACGGTCGCAGTTGAAAATTCCTCCTATGCTCAGCAGACGAACCACATGAGTTATGCACCTGCGGAGATGGGTCCTCTTCAAGGTATGGCAACCCCATTCCAAGTAAACCAGTATAAAGCCTATGTTCCTTAAAACCCCAAATGCAACCAGATGTATTTCGGGATCTTCCTCCCGAGATTTATCGGAAAAAGAAGATTCCAAAAGCACTCGCCGAACAAGTCTGGATTACCCGCATGGGACATAAATTTGATGGAAAGTGTCATGTGAAATGGTGTCGCAATCGCGTGACCGTGTTTGACTTTGAATGTGGTCATAACATTCCAGAGAGCAAAGGTGGAAAGACTACGCTTGATAATCTGTTTCCAATTTGCGCTCGGTGTAATCGGAGTATGGGAGATCGGTACTCAATTGATCAGTGGAATGCGAAGTTTGCTCCTGTAAAGAAGGACTGGACGCGATACTTTCAATGCGCATCAAAACGGTAAGACCATGGTTGTTCTGATACCGCGCAGCCAATGTCCATTCAGGATGTGCGTCCAAAAATTCTTCAATTGCTGGCCAGAGTCCTTTTCTAATTTCGTCCACAGGAATTCCAGATTCCGCAGATTGTTTCACTGCATCCCATCCGTTTCGTATAGTTTCTCCAGCGATTGCGTCTACTGTCGTGTCATGCATAACGATATACTTCCGAACGTGTCCATGCCAATACGCAAGTTCACGTTTGAGTTGTCCGTATATGTGCCAAGTGTCAATGAAGAGCATATCTGTTTCTACCAATGGACAGTCAAGGTCAGATGCATGAACAAAGGTTGCTCTGGGTTCTTTCTTTAGAAAGTCATCCACGTTTTTGGAACGGTAGGGATCTACCATAATGAGTTTTCCATCTGTAGGCAGTCCAGAAGCAAATGCATAGGAGCTTATCACGTCACGTACTCCGCATTCCATAACAGTCGAACAGTGAGTGGCCAACAGTTTCAAGGTTGGCAAGTGTTCATAAATATCCGACCATGTTGTACACAGACGATTGTACGTATCCAGAATACTCATTTATAATTTATGGCATCACTTCTACCGAAAATAACCGCGTTCTCGCTGGGTCTCCTGTTTTGCGAAACATAAGTAATGAGCACAGTCTTTGTAACACTTTGCGATAACAGTGATTACTACCGTCGGGCTAAATTAACAATTTCAGAATTGAGAGACTCTGGGCAATGGAAAGGAGATATAGTTCTTATGGCAATCAATTTTGATCCAGAACCAATCGAAGGGGTTGAAATTCACAAGGTTTCGCATATCAATTTAGATTCACTTCTTCATTCGTATAAAAAGTATCCTCTACGTCATTCTCACGATGACCGTTGGAAAACGAAACTCTATCAATGGGATAAGTTTCAAGTGTTTACTGACTTTTTTCGCAGATGGGAGCGTGTGGTATTTTTAGATGCAGGAATGCGTATCATTGCAGAAGTCCAACCACTTCTTGATTTGGAATGGCGGGGAAGTTTATTGGGTCCTGATGATACAGAACACCCAGCCAGCAATGGAATGAAGTTCCGCTGTCAAATTGAACCTGTCTCAAATCCAGAAGCGTATCGGCAGTTTTTAGATGAGTTTGGTGAATCGGTGTTAGATGCGAGAAGTTATCTGTTGAATTGTATGTTTGTATTTGATACTGCTCTCTTAGATAGAATTCCTTATCAAGAACTGATTGACACAATGAATACGTATCCAATTGCAACATGCAATGAAATGACGATTATGAATTTAGTGTTCCATTTTCGGCATCGTGTTTGGAAACCGTTTCCTGCTAAAATTGGGAACCGCTATCTCTTTGGATGGAATGAGACGAACTATATTGAACGACCAGCACGGTGGGTTGATTTTTATTTTATGAAATACCCATTCTATACACCGCCGCGTCTGTATGCACACAGCAATAAACTTCAGTCTCGGTTTATAGAACTTTGCCACCATACCACGGATATCTACGAACATCTTCCTACGCTTGCAAATTATGCATCTCTTTGCAAGCATATAACCGAATGTGGAGTTAGAGGAGCAATCAGTTCCTACGCACTTGCAACAGGAATCGTAGGAAAACCTGGAGCTCGTATGATTCAAGTGGACCCAGAAACAAGTCTTTCGAGCGAAAACTTTCGGATGGAATGTGAGCGTCAATCTCTTGATATCGTGTATTACCAACAGAATGACCTTGAATGTCCACTTGAACAGACAGATTTATTGTTTATCGATACATGGCATATCTATGGGCAACTCAAACGTGAACTTTCTAGATGGCATTCGTATGTAAAGAAGTACATCCTTCTACATGATACTGAAATTGATAAATGGGAAGGGGAAACACTCAGATGTGGAGGCGATCCGAATGTGTTGAGTAAGCAATTTAATCTACCTGTTTCTGAGATATGTCGTGGACTTTGGCCAGCTGTTCGTGAGTTTCTCGCTGAACATCCAGAGTGGAAGGTTCAAGAGCATTTCAAGAACTGTAACGGTCTCACTGTCCTAACACGCGTTCCACTTCGCGAGTGATGTAGTCTCGCTGATAAGAAGGAGTAAAAATGGTTTCTGCCAACTGCTTTGCGTTTTCAGCAATACGCATTGCTTCGTCATCATGTTCGCGTAACCATTGAATCGTCGGTTCCAAGTCAGTAAGCGAATAGGAAACTGGCACGTAATTATGCCACGGTTTCAGATGGGATTTGAACCAAACATTGTTTGCAGGATGTGTGATCAAAATAGGAACAGATCCTGAACCAAATACCCATTGATGTGCGGAAGAGATCACTGCACCATCCACTACAAAGATATACTTGTTCTGCACATACGTGTCGAACCCAACGGGCTCTGTGAAATAAGAATCGGGTAGATCCCTTGATCCATAGTGTCCAACAAACCGAACGTCACACCAAGGATTGGAAAGAGTCCGTTCTACCAACGCCTTGCGAACAAACGGATGTCCAGATGTCCCTCCACGCCAAAATGCGATAGGACGTTTGTCTTTCCATGGAATCTGTGGAATTCCAGACAGTCCATGTACAAACGTATCGTCATCAAGAGGAAGATAAACATACCGTGGGTCGGTGTGATTACGGGTACAAAGAACACCAAGAATATCAGGCGATATCACTTCAATCTCTTTCAATGCAGGGGTATCATATGCATAATCAAATCGCCAAGTGGGTGGAGTTGGAAGACGTTCATTTTCATCTGCGTGAGCAATGCCATCACATGCAGGAATCATAAGTTTCTTAGATGGATCAATTTGTTCAACAAGATTTCGAATGTATTGCACGATGGGGCCGTTGCTTCTGCAAAAGGATTGTTGCATTCCCCAACGGTATGGTTTTCCAATGTCCTCGGATAATTCAAGGTAGACCATTTATAAGCATAGCACAAATAGAGAGCATGTTTGTTACCGCATTTTTACGCCCAAAAACAGGATATCGCTCTGTAGATGTTTATTTTTCCGAATTTGAAAAATTAGCAGGAACAGGAGTTCCCGTTCTTCTCTTTCTAGATAAGGAGTTTCTTGACCGTTCTTTTCCTCCCAATGTTCGCGTCATCCCTACGACACTGGATACGTCTTGGGTTCCACATGATGTTGTGTTGCCTGCTCACAGAAATGAAACCAAAGATACCGTTGAGTATTTTTGTATCCAACTGATGAAGATGCAGTTTCTTTGCGAAGCCCGAACGTACACAGACGATGAATTTCTTGCATGGATTGATTTTGGAGCATTTCATATGTTCAGAGACATCTCGCAATGTACGCAGATGTTGCAAACCATTGCGATGTCTGAGTTTCCCAGAGATAAGATTCTTGCTCCAGGTTGCTGGCCATCAGGTGTTTATGATTGGAACAGTGTTTGTTGGAGGTTTTGTGGAACCTTTCTAATCGGACATCGCGAGTTGTTTCCTCGCGCACTTGAACGTCAGACTCAACTTGTACAAACTCAACTTCCAAGACTTACTTGGGAAGTCAATTATTGGGCACAGATGGATGATTTATTTACGGTCTATTCTGCTGATCACAACGACACACTTCTGAGTCGAGTAACAATGTTCGTCCAAAGAGACCAGGGAGTATCCACGTGAAAAAGAACCCCCGAGGAGATATATCCGTCAATCAGCGGTCTCAATGCCTCATAGTCATCAAATACGAAAAAGGCACCTGGAGAAGCAAGTGGACGAGACAATGCGAACTCGTTTGCTACAGCATCCTCACGATGATCTGCGTCAATATGAATACAATCAAACTGACCCAGTTTCTCGCGAGATAGAACATCTGTAGAATCGCCCAAGTAAAACCGAATACGGTTTCCGAAGTGCTTGTTTAAATACTCGACTGCCGACGGGGAGAACTTTGAATCATTGTCAATACAGGTAATCTCCAGGTTCGGATTTGCGAGAAGAAGGAGAAGCAAGGAATGACCAAGGTAGACACCTATTTCTAGAACACGTGTAGATGCCTTTCCCACTTGAAAGAGTGCTTCCTGCTTTTTGAACGTCTCTGCCTGATAGGTGTATCTCTGTCCATCGATAAGATAACTGCCACATCCTCGGTGAAACCCAGGCCCAAGCGCGATAAAATGGTGAAAATTGTAAAGAAGAGTTCTCGCCATTTCGGATTCTGGTGCCTTTTGTTCTAGCAAACTGTATCCAAAGTCACGTTGCCACCAGACTCCAGTATAGTCAATCCGCTGAAGGTTGTATGGCGCGTGTTCATCAACCGCTTGTCTAGATCCTCGCCAGTGTCCATAATCATCAACGATGATGAATCCAAACGGAGAAACATTTGGTTCCATATAGGTTAGTTCAAACTTTGTGCTTTCATACCAATCGGTATCCAAGCGCAAAAGAGCAAACGTAGGAAAGGCAGAAATATCCGACTTGGTAATATCGCCTACATGATACACCACATCTGAGTAATCCACGAACCGAAGATTCCGTTGAACTTCTTCTAGACTGATATCACACTTGACTTGATCAAAAATATCCCTTGCTCGGTTTCCTCCAAGATCAACATCACGGTCAGTTGGTTGCGTCATTCCCGAAAAAGTATCATACAGATGAATCGTTCTTGTGACTCCAAGTTGCTTACACTTGAGCGCCATTGCCATACATACTCCGCCCTTCCATACACCTACTTCTGCGAGGTCTCCTGGAATGTTTTCCTTTACAACTCTTTCTACAAGAGTCAGAACATTTTGAAGTCTTTCATACGATACGCATGTGTAAGGTTTCACAAATGCAATGATATCAGAATCGTTCATTATGCACTTTTCCCGTCGGATGTTTAAATGTCTAGAGATGGAAGCGTCTTCTTCTCAGAAGGACGTGTTCCTTTGAGACGGTGTTCTAAGACTTCATTCCAGAACGTTTGAAGCGCAGGAAGATGGTCGGACAACCAATTGGGGTCTTTCGCAACAAAGTCTTGTTTGATAGAGCTCAAAATCCAATAGACAACCTGACAGTCTTCTGGATGTCCTTCCACATCATACACGACACGTCCATCATCGTAGACACCGAAGCATCCTTTGGTCTTCTCACTCTTTGCCCACTCATTGTAGGTCACCTGTTGAAAGCGAAACTCAACATATTCGCATTCATCAATTCCTGTACATTCCATCTGCATTTGCATCTGATGAACATATGCTGGAGGAATCTCAGGTTTCTCTGCTCTGCTCATAGGACACTTGAATTCTACAAGTCGTCCATATCTCCTGGGATCCGCATCATCCAGCGGAACAATGAGTCCATCTGGAGATGCACCCAAGAAAGAGTAGACGGGGTGCTGTGCGCAAGAAACATCGATAATGCTACACTTGGTGCGCTCTTCATAAATCTTTTTTGCAACGGGTTCAAATCTGGTTCCCCACATCAGCGCAGGAATTGGATTGTAGGATTGTGTTTGTTCGGGTGTTTCTAACTTTTTCAACATCACTTCTCTACGGGCATCTTCTGTTCCGAAAATTTTGTAGACTTCGGAAGCGGTAATCATCTCTCCGCGCTTGGCATGCCATGCAGAAGTGCGCTGATCGTTTTCACCGTAGAGTCGAATGACTCGTTCGAAACACCTGTCCCTGTTCCAGAGACGCCCGAGGTCGCCTTGGAGGAGTTTGTCCACGAGGGGAACAACGGTTCGTTTGAGAGTTCCATAAGAAAGTTCGGGTTGTAGTGTTTGGCAATAACGTAGGAACTGCTTGACACGAGTGTGGAGATGAGTGTAGGGGCGATTTTCAAGAAGCCATGATGAGAGAG